GTAACAACGTTTATGAATAGCACTCATGACCCGTGAGCCTTGTTCCAATAATGCTAAGGTTGTTCCTACTGCTCTGTTTTGTGTATCGTTACCCACTTTCATATCTGCAATCGAAGCAAAACGCTGACCTGCTTGAACAACAAAACCTAGTAAGTTCATTAAGGTAGGGCTCGGATCTTTGAAAGGAAGTAGTTGAAATTGATCCTTGATGTTTCCACCAGGAGCATCTACATCTCTGAACTCACCAGGCTGGAAGGGCTGATCATCATCCCTGATTCTGATACCACGGCTCTTGAAACCCGCTGGTAAATTACTTAATGTACCTGCATCTAATAATTGTCTTAATGCAGCTGTCGCAGTTTTAGATAAACCACCAATCATGTGTATTAAACCAAAACCATAAAACCCTAGACCTGGTAAAAATTTAAAATGTACAAAATATTCTTTACGTTTGAACATATCATCATCAGGTTTGTAGTTTCTATAGATACTTAAAATTCTACTTGATCCTTCATCAATAGTAACAATGTAAGGAATCTTAATTTTCTTTTCTTCTTCTTGTTCAGTATATTCGTCTAAGTCTAAATCAACATGCATTTCTAAAATACTATATTGATAGTCATCTCCTAAAGATGTTTTAGATACACCTTCTATTTCATTATACTTATCTTGTACATCACTTTCTTCGTCTGTATTTAATAAATCAACATCACGATAAAAACCTGCCTTTTGTTTTTTCAAGACATCGTTTTCACTCATCTTTACAATATGTGTTATTCTTTCACACTCAAATAAGTTAGTAACATAATACGGTACAACTAAATCTTCAGCTGCAACAAATTTACTAACCGCTCTTTTCATTGTGTCATCATAATAAATCTTTTTAAACGCAGAACCAGCTAAAGGTAAATAAAATAATAATTGATCAAAATCAGGAGTGTACTCCTCCATTTGATTTAAAACCATGTAGTTCATAAACTCTTTTACACGATTAGCTTGCATGGTTCTTTGTATATTCTTCTCGCCAACTACCATGGTTTTTACAGGACCTTCAGCGGGAAGAAGCTCTTTATAGGCTTGTGCCTGAAATTGTGTGACAGCTTCTGCAAGTAACGGATGCGTTACACTAGATGCTCCTTTAAAAGGCTGCCCCTCATCTTTGTATTTAAAACCCAATAAATCTAAACCGTTGATGTAAGACTTTTCCCAATCGCTTCTAGACTCTTTATCTCTTTTGTAATCGGATATTAAATCTTTAGCTAAATGACTTAGATCTCTATCATCCATAGACTCTGCAATGTTCTCAAAAAAATCTTCTTCTTCCTCTTCTTCCTGCTGCATCTCCATGCCCTCTTCAACAGGCTCTTCGACCATTACATCTACAGGTTGTTCTTGATTCTCTTGTACATCTACAGCGTCACCGTCTTTATCTGTAACCTCAATATTTTCTTCTATCATGTTATTCTCGTTTTTTTAGTTCTACCAAATTTAGTTTTTACTGTAACAAATTGTCCATTCTTTGCTTGAGTCATTTGACCTATTGATTGTACAGGTAAAGCATATTGTTGTCTAACTCTAAAATCTGCTTTTCTCTTATCCACCGCTAGTCGTTCTAATAAATCATAAGGTTGTTCTACTGGAGCAGTGTTACTTTGTGGATTGATCATAGCCATCGGGTCTCCGCCTCCTGGTATTAATTTAGACAATGCTTCTGTTTTCATTTTTTGTCTATACATTTCTCTCATTGGATTATCAGCCTTAGCTAATTCGTTTGTAGTATCTTTTAAAGATTTAGATTTAGGTTCTTTTTGAACAACACTTGGTACTGCGGATTTTTTTACTAAAGGCTTATTCTTTACTTTATCTCTACCTGCTCGTAAAGCATCTCCATAATTTTTAGTTACAGGTTTTTCTTTTGCCAGTAACTCTCCTCTTTTAATTTCTTCTTGTAGTAAAGCATCGGTATAATCGCTCATTCTGTTCTCCTAGTAGTATTTATACTCTTTAGGTGGTAAATCTTCATTGTCCACATGATCAGAGTATAACTCAATAAAGTGTCCCTGTCTGTACCTTAACACAGCTTGTGTGGTTGAATCAACATAGTCATCGTATTGACCGTGTGGAAATGCTGCACATTCGTCAATTACATCTTCTGCAAACTTCTCTCCATGTGGATACCACATTTGACCACTCTCAAATAAAGGAGCACAGGCATTTACTCTAGTATGTTTGTCATTACCCTTACTAGGTGTAAACGGTACCACAGGTATACCCATCCTTCTAAATTCTTGCGTCAAAGGTTCACCACTTGCTTTTTGTTCAATTACAATTGTTTCAGGTTCCCAATACTTATAAGCATCTAATGCTACTACCTTTAACTCAGGAAAATCAAATTTACCTTTCATTGCATCTAATAATATCATATGAGCAGGACCACCTTCTTCAGGATAAAATACACCCCATGTTGTGATCGCAGAATAGTCCGCTGTTTCTTTTTTACTAAACGCTGTATCATAACTTTGTATCACATGCGTTAAGTTAGGTATTGAGTCCCCTTTCCATGCCCGCCACCATTCTCTTTTTAATATAGCACCTTCATCCGATGTAGGTTCCTGCATGTACTGAGCCGACCAGTTTCTAATAGGAACCGATGCTTTTATTTTTTCTAATTCTTCTAACTCCCAATATTCAGGCCAGACAGGATTACCTGATGGTAAGATAGCAGGAAAGCTTACCTGCTTCCATGAGTCGGCTTTAGGTTCGGTTTGAGCCTTCAATAATCGTCCCGTTAAATCATCCTCCGCCCATCTTGTCATTACAACTAAAATTGAGCCTCCTGGTTGTAATCTTTGTCGGGGTCCTGAAGTATACCATTCATACGCACGTTCCATCGCAGAATCAGACATGGAGTCTTGTTCCGTGTGTGGGTCATCAATAATAAGTAAGTCTGCACCACGGCCCGTGATACTTGCTCCGACACCCGCTGCATAATATTCTCCACCGTGGTTCGTTTCCCATCGTCCTTTTGCTTTTGAGTCTTCTCTTAATTTAACATCACCAAAAATCTGTTTGTAATCAGGAGAGTCAATAATATTACGAACCTTACTACCAAACCTCACGGCTAATTCTGTGTTATGCGAGACTTGCATAATCTTCATTTTCGGATACTTACCAATAACCCAAGCAGGGAAGTATACAGAAGCAAACTCAGATTTAGTATGTCTAGGGGGCATATTTATGACGAGCCTCCCTTTTTTATTTTTTGCAACTTCTGTAAACTCATTAGCTATAATCTGATGGTGCCCCCATTTTTTTGGGTCCCCTTCTTTTCTACAGATAAAATCAGGCCATACCTCCTGGACAAAATATAAAAAATTATCTTGGCATAGCTTAATATGTTGTAAAAATAACTTCTCAACTTGCATTCTTAATTGATCGGTTGTCATTCCTTCGTGTTTCATATGACCCTTATACACTAACTAGAATAAAATCGCAATATTTGCATGTCTATTACTTAGCCTTTAGTGCTGTATAAAACACGCAGCCCCCTATAACCTGATAAAAAAAAAGCCCGCCAAGATAGACGGGCTATAATATGAGCCTTGTGAAATGCGGGGGGTTAACCCCTTATTTAATCATTAATATAAAATAGACACAACCCAGACCACCAACTACACTTATTGCTAAGGCTAACGTCCAAATGGTTTCTATAAATAAATGGGTTGCATAATATAATTCGGTTATGGATATAAATGTACAAACTCCGCATAGTATAGCCAATAACCAAAATACTGTGAGCCAGAATATTCTTCTTCTTTTTTGCTGTCGTTCTTCCGCGTATATATTGTTAAACATATTTTTTTATCCTTTCTGGCGGGGCGTTAGCCCCGCCTGTTATTGGTTACTTGTCGTCGTTCAGTGAACGACGATCGTCGTTCAGAATACTGAAATAAGTATTCATAGTGTGTTGGGCGTTTTGTAAGTTTATTTGGATATCTGATAACGTATCAAAATGACCGTGCCCTAACATATCATCAATCTTTTCTAGGTCTTCGCTGTGCTCTAACTCCGCCATAACGTCATCCATTATATAGGTAGCTTCGTCAACAGCATTAATTGCTGTTTCAAAATCTTTAAGCATTGAGCCTAGTAAGTCTTTAAGTTTGTTTTTAGTTGTAGTCATAATTAAATCCTTTCTGTTTGTTAATATGATATCATATTATCATGGGAATGTTATTAAGTCTACCTATATGTTGTATAGGAATATCCTATGACCATGGGACATGTTAAAGCCCCGCAGGGCGGAACAAAACGTGAACATATGTACGCTGTTTGTTCTTTATATATATTAAGTAGAGAATTGCTGTAGAGAACAGCTGTAGAGATTTGGTAGAGAGTTAGGGGGGCGTTAGCCCCCCTTGTTATTAGTTCAATTTATTAAAGATCTTTTTTGTAAAAGCTTCCAATTCTTCTACGTCCTGACCGTTCAAACGTACCCAGAATTGACCGTCCCCT